ACAGCAAATAGCGTCGACTATACAGAGCTCGCAGCTAATTCCGTCAAACGTCGGCGACATTACTTCTAAGTTAAATTTAGATGCAACCATATCCCGATTAAGCGGAGGAATAGGCAGCGGCCTAAATGGGTTAACTTCCGCAGTCTCTGCAGGTAATTTAAATGGTGCAATTTCTGGTCTAGCCGGACAGGCTAAAACGGCAATGGGAAATATCGGAGCTGTCGCTTCTAGCATCCCGGGAATTGGCGGTGCAGTTAACACTTTACAATCAGTAGCAGGTTCAACTAGTAACATAACAGCAGATATCTCCGGTAGTCTAAACAAACTTGCTGGCGGCAACCTAGCTGGCGGATTAATGGGAATAGCTGGGTCTATTTCACAGGCTGCCGGTATGCTTAACAATATTTTAAGTCTACGTAGAGGAGCCAACATGCCGGCCGGTGGTGAGTTATTTATGAATCAAGGTGCTGCCATCAAGCTACAACCGGGCGCTAAAAATGATTGGCGTGTTAGAATCAATGCACAGTGGCAATTGTTTAACAGCCCATTGTTTAGACTTTTAGAAAATACTGGCGGAGTTGTTTGGCCATACACACCTAACATCACAGTTTCAACAAAAGCAAATTACAATTCAATTGACCCTATTCACGGAAATTATACATTTCAAACTTACAAGAATAGTGTTGTTGACGATATTCAAATCAGCGGAGAGTTTAGCTGTGAAACAGAAACTGACGCTGCATATTGGATTGCTGCTACAACATTTTTTAAGACAGCTACTAAAATGTTCTTTGGTCAAGGAGACCTAGCAGGTAATCCTCCGATTATCTGTAACTTAACAGGTTATGGATCTAGTGTGTTTGATAAAGTCCCGGTTATTATTAAATCATTTAGTGTGGACCTTAAGGATGATGTTAACTACATACGTTGTAATACGTTTGGAACAAACACTTGGGTGCCAGTGATGAGCACGATTTCTGTTACTGTATCGCCGGTTTATAACAGAAGAAGATTACGTCAGTTTAGCCTACAAGATTACGCTAGAGGTAAGACGGCAGATTCGACAGGAATAGGATACATCTAATATGGCAATTTACAGTAACTCTTCTCCGTGGTCGAACACATCACAAAATAATTTGTATCTAGAATTATTAGACATCAGACCTGTTCCGGCAGAAGATGACGATTATAGATATACAATTGAATCACATTATAAACACCGCCCAGATCTCCTTGCATATGATTTATACGGCAATCCAAAACTATGGTGGGTGTTTGTTCAACGAAATATGAGCGTGTTAAGAGACCCTATCTATGATTTTTCTCCCGGCACAACAATTTACGTTCCGAAAAGATCTAACCTAGAAAAATTTTTAGGACTTTAATATGGCATTTAGAGATACAGGTGGTCCTTCGATAGGATTAAAACCAGATGGGACCGCAAGCATTGGGATCCGAGTTCCTACTGAAGTATCTGAAGGCGCCGCAAAAATAGTAACTGGTTTAACTAATTCGAGTGCAGTAGATAAAATTAAAAATGGCGCCAGTGCAATTATCGGTAATCCAGCTGCTGCAATATTTGACGGAAAAAATTTATCAAACCTAGCACCTAATCCATTAGAACAGTTTGCTTCATATTCTACATTGTGGACTATGGCCTGTTTAGAACCTAAACAATTTAATAATCCTAAAAGTTACAGAAATTCTACAGGCGACCTTAAACATATTATATTTTCTAGTGGCGGCCGTTTTGACAGTCAACGGGTTAACACTTTCTTCGGCGCACCCGAATATTATGTTAATAACTTTATAATGAAAGCAACAGTTGCCGCCAATGAAAAAACAGGCAACAGTAATGCTTTTAAATTTGAATTTGAAATATACGAACCTCATTCGATGGGATTATTATTGCAGAGTTTACAAAATGCTGCTCTTAAAGCAGGATATATAAATTACCTTGATAACTGCCCATATGTGTTGAGAATGGATTTTCAGGGATACGATGAATTAGGAAAATCTTATAAGACATTAAAACCTAAATTTTTTGTAATGAAACTTACTGGTGTTAAATTTTCTGTTACGGAAAGTGGAAGCACTTATAAGATGGAAGCAGTTCCTTACAATCATCAAGGGTTTAGTGATGTTACAAATACTGTTTATAATGATTTAAAATTAACAGCTGGTAAGAAGGGAACAGTTGAAGAAGTGTTAAGAAGTAGCGACACTAGTTTAATGGCTGCACTTAATGGCGTAGAAGCACGAGCAGTTGCTGAAAAATTAATTAGTATTCCAGACCAATACGATATACAGTTTCCTGCTAAGTCATCAGACTTTACTCCGTCTCAAGATTCTAAAGTTGAAAAAGCCGCAACAAAAGATCCTAAAGAAGTTGCCGGATTAGTTTTAAAAGGATCAGGTGTTAAAGTTAACCCTAGTTTTGATGAAAATCCGATCAGCGGATCATCATTTGGGTTTAGTCAGGCTGACGGTGGAAATTTTGTTTTTAAGAAACACGGCGATACGATTGACGAAAAGACAGGTGTTGTAAAACGTGATAACATGACAATTGATCCTAAAAATAGAACGTTTCAGTTCAGCCAGGGACAGACTATTTTAGCAATGATCAATCAGATTATTTTAAGTTCTCAATATGTTAGAGATGCTATAAATCCTCAAAAGATTGAAAATGGATTTATTAAATGGTATAAGATAGACATCCAAGTTGAATTATTAGAGTATGATCCACTTACGGGTGACTTTGCAAGAAAAATTACTTTCCGTGTAGTTCCTTTTTTAGTTCACCACACAATATTTTCAAATCCAAGTGCTGCTCCTATAGGATACCAAGAGCTTCAACGAAAGATTGTAAAAGAATACAATTATATCTACACAGGAAAAAACGTAGATGTATTAAAATTTGATATTAATATTAATAACTTATTTTACACAGGAACTAACCCTTCACCGGAGTCGTCATCGGGCAATGTATCTAATCCTGCAATACAAGGATCATCGGAACGACCTAATGCAGGAACTAAAACAGGTCAAGGGTCGGCGACTGGTGCACAGGCTGCAAATTTAGGCAGAGCAAGACCTAAAAGAAATCCAGAGTTATTAAAAAATAAACCTGTTGGCGGAACAGATAATAAAGTTACTGAGCAACAAATTGCTGAAAGTTTTCAGCAGGCGTTTGTATCTGGATCAAGTGCAGATTTAGTTAAAGTTAATATTGAAATTTTAGGAGATCCTTACTGGCTAGTTGACAGCGGAATGAACAATTATTTCTCTCCAGCAGAACCACAATCTCAAGTTACAGAAGACGGAACAATGAATTATGAAGCAGGTGATGTCTATGTTTATCTAACTTTTAAAACTCCTAGTGATATTGATGAAGTTAAAGGAGTATATGAATTTGCTAAAGTTGGCAAAGAAAGCCCCTTCAGCGGAATTTACAGAATTATAATGTGTGAAAGTCAATTTAATGACGGACAATTTAAACAAAAACTTGAATGTTTAAGAATGCCAGGACAATCTAATGATTACAAAGACGGTGGCAAACCAATGCAAGATATTAAAGCAACTAAAGAACAAGCAATGGCTAGGGTCACAGAAAAAACTGATCCTCCGAAAACAACGTTGGTTGATGATCCCAGCGGTGATGGATCCGGAGGCGAATAATGGCTCAACATAAACGTGTCTCCGCTAAAACCAGCAATAAAGCAAATATCGGTTCTGGGCCATACCTAGCTAGAATTGTTAGCCACCTTGATCCGAGTTTTATGGGAAGCTTAGAGGTCACTCTATTACGAGACCAGGGTAACCAAGTAGGTGAAGACAATCAAACTTATGTTGTTAAGTGTGCCCAACCGTTTTATGGATACACTAACTATGAATTTATGGGTCAAAACGACGGTAGTAAAAAAACTATCGACGGATTTAACGACACACAAAAATCTTATGGTATGTGGTTTGTCCCGCCTGATGTAGGCATTACTATTATTGTTGTGTTTATTAACGGCGATCCATCTGCCGGATATTGGATAGGTTGTGTTCCGTCAAGATTTACAAATAATATGGTTCCTGCTATCGCAGGCTCTACAGCAGTATCGATGGATGATGCTGACAAAAAGAAATACAATACAAAACAACCAATTCCGGTCGCAGAAGTTAATCGTAGATTAAATGCAAAAAACGATCAACAGATTGATGTTGAAAAAATTAAAAAACCAGTTCATCCTATTGCAGACGCATTTTTAGAACAGGGATTATTAGATGACGATGTGAGAGGAACAACAACATCATCTGCACGACGTGAAGTTCCTAGCATGGTGTTTGGTATCAGCACCCCAGGCCCTTTAGACAAACGTGAAGGTGCTAAAAAAGCACAAATTGGTAAACGATTAGATTTAACAACACGACCTGTAGCAGTAAGTCGCCTTGGTGGAACACAATTTGTAATGGATGATGGCGATGATAGATTCCAGCGAAAAAAATCTGCAGGTGAAGGTCCAGTTGAGTATGCTGATGTATTAAACGGTGAAAAAGGTCAACCTACTATTCCTTACAATGAATATTTTAGAGTTAGAACCAGAACAGGGCATCAGCTGTTGATGCATAATTCTGAAGATTTAATTTATATAGGCAATGCTAGAGGAACAGCGTGGATTGAAATGACCAGCAATGGTAAAATTGACATTTATGCCGGAGACAGTGTAAGCATTCATACCGAAGCTGATTTGAACATTAGAGCAGATAGAGATATAAATTTAGAAGCAGGCCGAAATATTAATATGAAAGCAGAAACCGGTCGTTGGCACGCTGAAGTTTATACTGATATGGAATTTTTAATTAATAATGATGCTAAATTGACAGTGGGAAATGATAACCACGTATTAGTTGGAGCAAATTCTTTTATATCAAGTAACGGCAATTTTAACTTAGCAACAGACGGTGACAATAAGTTAAGTGCCGGTGGCGACACAAGTATTGGCAGTAGCGGCGTCATTAAAGAGACTGCCGCAGCAATACATCTTAACGATACTAAGTCAGCTGACCCTGCCGAAATTGCAGACTTTGTTAAGCCACTAACTCTACATGAAAATCCGGCAACTAGCACTAGTGCTGGCTGGGACAAAAAATATCAAGCAGGCAATACAACAAGTATTATAAAACGTATTCCTATGCACGAGCCTTGGTTATTACACGAAAATCAAGCACCACAACTATTAACACCGGATCAAACCGATAGAGAGAAATAATATGGCAAAAAGATTATATAATCAAAAAACAGTTGCTACAAATACAGCCAGTGTCGGGGACAGCAATAATGGATCCTTTACCTATAAGGGTTTTAGTTCTAAAGAGTCTAGTAAAAATTACAAGCTCTATGACATTGATCTAGTTAAGCAAGATATCATTAATCATTTTCATATTCGTAAAGGTGAAAAGTTAGAAAACCCAGACTTTGGCACAGTGATCTGGGATATGCTATTTGAACAATTTACTGAAGATGTAAAAACCATTATTGCCAAGGACGTTGAAGATATTATTAACTATGATCCTAGGATCGCAGTTAATGAAGTTCAAGTTGACAGCACAGATATGGGAATAAGAATACAGGCAGATATTATATATTTGCCCTTTAATGTCAACGAGCGTATGACATTTAATTTTGATAAAAACAATTCTATCATAAACTGACCAGATTATTTTGTTTGGTAAATATTGATATAGGAAGGAAAAATGACAACAACCAGCAGACAGAATAATTTGATTTTAAATCAAGACTGGACTAGAATCTATCAGACATTTAAAAATGCTGACTTCAAGTCTTATGATTTTGAAAATCTACGCCGTGTTATTATCACTTATCTACGTGAAAATTACCCAGAAGATTTTAATGATTACATTGAAAGTTCTGAATATATGGCGCTTATTGACGCAGTTGCCTTCCTGGGTCAAAGCCTGGCTTTCCGTATAGATTTAGCTAGCCGAGAGAATTTCTTAGAATTAGCAGAACGTAAAGAATCTGTGCTACGTCTAGCACGTATGTTATCATACATTCCTAAAAGAAATATATGCTCTAAGGGATTATTAAAATTTACTACAATTACTACAACAGAAGATATTCTAGATAGCAACGGAAAAAATTTAGCGAATCAAATTATTTCCTGGAATGATCCTACAAATACAAACTGGTTAGAGCAGTTTTTATTAGTGTTAAACACAGCAATGTCTGATAACACAGAATTTGGCCGTAGTCAAGGAACTGCAACTATTCAAGGAATTCCTACAGAACAATATCGTTTTAGAACAACAACGTCTGATGTTCCTATGTATTCATATTCGAAGGCAGTAGCAGGAAGAACCATGGCGTTTGAAGTCGTATCGACTTCGTTCAAAGGTGCTGAGGAGTTGTATGAAGAACCTCCTACTCCTGGAAATCAATTGGGATTTGTTTATAGAAATGACGGCACAGGACCAGCCAGTGCTAACAC